CAGCAACCCTGACCCTCGGGCGGGCGGGTCGGGCGCGGTCAGTAGTCAGGTACGCGGTCGCAGGGGACGCACGAGTGGAGGACGGGATGCTGATAGAGCAGCTTATCACACTGACGCAGGTACCACCTGGCGAGGCCCCCATCCAGTGGATCGCTCCGGTGGCGAACGATATTGGCTGGGAGTACCTGGCCGGGATTATCGCAGGAGGGGCGGCGCTGTTTACGTTCGGAGTGAGCAGGATCGTCAGGTTCATGACGGAGCCTCTTGGGAACCGAGAGGAGCGGATGGTTGAGGGTGCCGCAAGGCTGGCCCTGATCCTGATCTGCTTCGGGCTCGGAGCCTTGGCGGGCTGGCGAGTCTGGGACTGGGTGCTCGGGGGCCTCGCAGGGGCGGTAGGCTCTGGGGCATCGCCCACCCTGGTACGGTACATCTTCAAGGCGGTCGGGATGCTCCCGATCTTCAGGGGTTCGGACACGTCCGGAAAAGGGTCAGCGGAGTAGTTGAGGTCGCAGCGGGGGCTCCTGGGTCGGTTCCAGGGTTTTCCCTTCTGGGGTGGCGTCCTTGGGGTCGAGTGGCCCCCAGGAGCCTACCGCTGTACGACTTGGCTATTGGCGAGTGGAGGTTGAGAGATGGCGGTGAAGGAGTTGGAGCGGAGGATCAGGGAGCAGCTGGATGAGCTGTTCGAGGCCCGCCCGCCATATACCGTCGAGGTTATGCCCGGCAGGGAGCCGGGCACCGTTACAGCCGACATAATCTGGGAGCCTGGGCCGTCAGCCGAGGTGGTCCGAGAGGTCCTCAAGCGGATGGCTGAGAACGGGGAGCTCAACGGGGTGGCCGCGTCCGTAGGTGGCGTGGCGGTTCGTTCTGTCGTCCCCCAGCCCGAGGGATCCGAGGTCATCGAGGAGCGGGGCAACTACCAGGTCCTGCGTCTACCGTCCACCAGGTTGTTCGGGAAGCGGGCGACGGTGATCAGGTGTCTCATCTGCGGGAGGACCAGCCACCATCCCGAGGACCTCACGAACAAGTACTGCGGCAAGTGCGGGTGGCTGACTCCCGAGGGCTTCGACCCGAGGCTCGCACCAGCCGAGGATGAGGGCCACGCCGGACCAGGGGAGGGCTGAGATGCGGGCCTCCAGATACGTCCTGCTCATTTCTCCCCACTCGGATGACGAGGTACTGGGGGCGGGCGGGACGTTGATGAAGCTCCGAGAACAGGGGGCTGAGGTGTTACTTGCCCTGGTCGCTTGCTCGGATGTAGAGCAGCGACACATCGGCCACGTCCGAGCCCAGGAGCGTGAGCAGGAATTCCTTGCGGCGTCCGAGCACCTTGCGACCCTCCCACCCCTGGTCTTCTGGCACCCAGACGGCGCGCTCGATCTCGTGGGCCAGGGGAAGATGGTCAAGCAGCTGGACACCCTCCTGGACGACTACAAGCCCACGGACCTGTTCATCCCAGAGCCATCCTACCACCAGGATCACCGGGCCGTGAACCAGGCCTGTATCGCCGCTCTCAGGCCGACTGGTACGTGGCGCCCGAATAGGGTGTACGAGTACGAGGTGCCCGCCATGTTCGGGCGCGGGGAGCGGGACGCCTTCATCCCCAACGTGTTCTACGACATCGACGTGGACCGCAAGATCCAGGTGTTCCGAGAGTGCTACCCGTCCCAGTTCACCGAGGATGAGCGTGGACCACTCGCGGCTTCGGGGATCCGGAAGCATGCCGCGTTCCGAGGACTCCAGGCAGGGCTTGAGAGCGCCGAGGCATTCCATCTGGTCCGAGAGGTGGTACGATGAAGGAACGGACGAATGAGGGTGTGCGACGGGCTCGGGCAGTGGAAGGTTCAAGGAGAGCCGCGGAGAACCGGGAGCCCAAACCCAAGCTCGCGTCGAAGTACAGCCAGACTCGCAGCAAACGCAACAAGCTCCCCACGATCACCCGAGCGGACCTCCCACCAGGCTCGGACTACATCTGCCCTGACCGCCTCAAGGAAGACATCCGCGGCTGAGCTGAAGCTCCAGAACCTCAGAACGAATCCACAGTGAAGAGACCACCGCAATAGTCAGAGGTGGGCATGGCGCCTATGGACAGGGCTGGTCCTCCTTGGCGTTGGAGATAAACCAGCCCTGTCCTTTCCTTTCCTCCGCCACCACCGTAGTCTCCTCCAAAGGGGGTCCGGATGGGCTGTAGAATATTGGCGATAAACGATGACGGGATGGCCTGGTTATCGGCTGGAGGTCCCTACGATGGGACCCTGGTCGAGGACGTGGCCAGCGTGGATCCGGAATACCTCCAGGGGCTCCTCGACAATCGTGTGGCGACGCACGTCCAGGACGTCAACGTCATACGCGACGCGCTCTTGGAGGGGACGAATGGATGAGACGATTGTACTGACCGGGGTTGTGAACCATACAACCGAAAAGGCCATCCTGCTGAAGGGGGAAGGTGGGCGACCCGCGGACCGCTGGAAGCTGTGGATCCCCAGGTCCGTGATCACCGAGGAAACGGACGATCTTGGGAGGGGTGACCTTGTGGACCTGTCGGTCGCCAAATGGTGGGCTGAGCAGGAGGGCCTGGATTGATCCTCGGTCCCCACCTATTCTACCTGTTCTGGATCACCGCGATTCACCCGCCACAGCCCGAGGTCTACCAGCTGGCCCGACTCCATGGGATTGACCCTGTGGTCGCTGAGGCCGTGGCGATGGTCGAGAGCACAGAGAAGCTGCGACCACGCCGCTCCAAGGTTGGCGCCTGTGGGCTCTTCCAGACGCTTGGTGGGCGGTACGGGAACCTCCCATGCCCTGTTGTCGAGCTGTTCCCAGTCCTGTCTGCTCTGGATGGGGCTCGACTGTTGGCCTACTTCAAGAAGCACTGTGGACTTGAATGGTACCTGCCCGCGTACAACGGCGGGTGGGCGAATTGCTGTGGCGGGAGCTACTACAAACGGAACAAGGACCGACGCACCTTCAGGTGTTCGACCAGCTACAGGTGGAAGGTCCGGCAGAACGTGAAGAGGAGGGCGCGATGATTCTGAAGCGAGGGATGGTGGACTCAACGCCGACAGGAGGGCCAATCTGGACCCTCCAGGATCGGCTCAACCGGACCCATCACCCGGCAGGGGTCCTGGATGGGAAATTCGGGGGCATAACTCAGGCCGCGGTCATCGATGCCGAGCGCCACCATCGCCTCAACGTCACAGGGGTGGCGGACGCGGCAGTTCAGGAGGTCTTGAAGCGGATGCTCTCGGTCGCTGAGGCCCACATGCCTACCGAGGCCATCGACACCTTCGCAGAAGTGGACCGCCTCGCGTCGCACCTCCCTAAGACAGCGCTGGACCGTCGTGTCTCCGAGATCATCAAGCTCCAGCAGACCTGCGACGGGGGCCAGGGGCTTCGGTACGGGGGCTGGATCAACCCGTACCAGTTCGACCAGGCGGCATTCCGAGAGGGTGGGGTGTTCCCCATCCCCTTGGTAGGACGCATCCAGACCAAGGCGTGCCTCACGAAGCCCATCCACGGCGGGACCTGCTCCCCCTGGGCAGGAGAACAGCTGCTCTGTCTCTACTGCGGCAACCAGGACTACAACTTCAGGATCGGGCGCAGCGCGAGGTGGCTCGCCACTTGGCGTCACGACCACGTGTACAAGGGCCGCGTCCACCCAGGCCTCGGGGAGTACACGGAGGTCCACGGGAAGCTGCGCCTGGAGCACCGCCCGATGAACGAGCTGTATGGGCTCTGGGAGTGGCTGAACCAGGTCAACATCATCGAGATGTCCCACCACATTCGGCTGCTCCTCAAGGTGGGCGGCTTCGACGGCTTGAACCTGGAGGATCCCCACAACCCCGGCAAGGCGCTCAAGGCGGGCCTGTACCTCTGGGCTGCGGACGGGTTCTATCCCACGAAGGGGCGGTACAGCGGCACCAAGCAGACGTTCAGGCGTATGGGGGCGGTTGAGAAGTCCAAGCAGGCCTGGGATGTCTACCGCTGCGACGACCTGGACCCCGATGATTGCTGCCCGCTGACGGGTCCGTGGCTCGGGCGGGAGCCCTGGCCGATGGTCTTGGAGGTGTCGGCATGATGACTCCGAAAGCTGCCGTCCACACCAGGATGCCGGACGAGCGCTGCTCCATCACGCACAAGTTCAACGTCTCAGGCCACGAGGGCTACGTCACCGTGGGCTTCTACAAGGAGCCGAAAGAGGTTGAGCGTGGGTGGTCCGAGGAGTCGAAGATTGGTGAGGTCTTCATCACCGTTTCCAAGCAGGGCTCGACGGTGTCGGGGCTCCTCGATTGCCTCGGGATCGCTGTGTCCGCGGCACTCCAGCGCGGGATCGATGTTGACGTGTTCTACGACAAGTTCATCGGCCAGCGCTTTGAGCCGATGGGGCACTCATCCAATCCCGAGATCGGTCAGGCCAACTCAATCGTGGACTACATCTTCAGGTGGATGCGCCACCGTTTCAACCCAGAGCTGGTACCCAAGCTGGAGGGGGAGAAGTGAGCCGGAACCTAGTCATTGTTGATGGGCTGGAAGGGACGGGCAAAACGACGCTCATCCGGCCCATCGCACGCTGGCTCAAGATCGAGCCGATCAAGATCCACGACCGAACATCCCCGCTCACAGGGGAGCTTGAGGTGCTCGCGAAGCAGTACGGCTGGACGTATCGAGGCTGCTTCGAGCACATGGTCGTGGCCCGAGCCCTCGCCACCCTCGGTGTGGACGCGATACTGGACCGCTCGATTGTCTCCTCAGTTGTCTACGGGCTCTGTACCAAGGCAAGCGCTGAGAACCTCAGGACGATGGCTGAGGCCCGCACGATCCTCGGCCACTGGCTCGCCCAGTACAAGGAAGCGGGTTACACTCTCCACTTCCTCAGCCTGACGGCCTCCAGGGAGGCTTGCGTCCAGAGGCTTGGGGAGGAGCGAGGCAAGGTCCTCACGCGCTCGCGCTACGACGCTACACGCGACGCATTCCTTTCAGTCGCAGACTACCTCGGTGCCGCAGGCTACCGTAGCCGCGTTTTGGATGTGACTGAGCCCTCCCCAGGGGAGGTCTTCGATCTCGCCTTCAGCTGGCTGCGGCAGAGCCTGTAGCCACTATCCAATCCTCCACTTCGGAAACTTCAGAGGTTCAAGGACTTCCCTGCTTCAGATGCGGGGTCTGCTGTAGTTCAAGCCGATGACGCCAGGGTTGGCGTAGGCAAGTACATCTCAAGGGAGGTTTTCAGATGGCGAGCGGAAACAACTTCTTCCAGGGTTCGGTCGTGGGCACGGGCTCCGACATCGACGTGGAGCTGCCCGGCCGCAAGGCGCGGGTCGTGAAGCTGGTGAACGCCGACAGCGCGGATCAGCTGTACTGGCAGGACACGATGCCGGACGCGTACGGGCTCAAGACCGTGGCCGCGGGCACCTCCAGCTACCTCACCAGCAAGGGCATCACGCCCATCGACAAGGGCTTCACCATCGGTGACGACGCGGACATCAACGCCGCGGGCGAGGTCATCCACTACGTTGTGTGGTTCTAGTACCAGACCACTCACAAGGAGGCCCCGATGCTCAGCATAAACCAGAACACCTGGACTGATATCCGCTCGGTGACCGCTAACGATGCCGCCACGCCGGATGATGCGGCACTCGCGGCGTTCCAGGCAATCGAGTACGTGGAAGGCCAGCTCGCGGTTGAACTGGGTGCCGGGGTCACCTCGCTGACGGTGACGATGTACGTCCAGGTCGAGGGAGAGTGGCACCTCGCGTTCGACGCGGACGGGAACCTCATCCAGCACATCTTCACGGCGAACAAGGCAGTCATCCTGCCGCTCCTCAAGGCTCCCACCGCACTCGCGGTATCCGGATGGGCCGGGGCCGCGGCTGCGACCGTCTTGCGCGTGCTGGCGGTAAAATAGGGGGAAGCATGAAGTGGATCCTGGCCTTGCTCACTCTCTTGCTGGTTGGGGTCATTTCGGCCCCCGCTGCTGCTCAGCCGTTCCCTTATGACTCCACCGGGCTCAAGGATCCGAATGGGGCGGGATACGGGATCCCGCACACGGACGGCCAGCCCCACATAATCGTCACTTCAATCCCTCCGACTCCCCCACCCGCTGGTCAAGCGACAGAAGCTAAGCAGGATGACGGGATCACCGCACTGGGTAACATCCTTGCCAAGCTCACCGCTGATCCATCGACCGATACGGAGCTACACGCTGTATGGATTGCCGTGTCTGATCTGGCCACTCCGATCCTAATCCGCGAGGATACGGCAGCGATTGATGCCGCCACGGCGGTGACTGCGTCGGTGGGGGCGACCGAGGCAAAGCAAGACGACATTCTCACGGAGCTTGGGATCCTCATCCTGGACGTCAAGGACATCCTGATCGGCCAGACTGACGGCACCCAAGAGTGCCGGGCGATGTGGCTGGATGATGAAGGCAGCCAGGTTCAGCCGATTGTGGACCACGCTCTAAATGTTCCAGTCGTGATGTCTTGGGCCCACCACCTGGTCCACGAGGGAAAGCTGTTCACTGTGTCGGATGTAGACCTCGATGTCGACACCGGAGCATCCAAGTATTGGCGGTTCACTACACCAGCCGATACCGAGTGGCACGTGGCGTGTTCCCTTGGGGTCTCCCAGGGCTCCCTCATTTACTGGCTGGAAGACCCTGACATCGATGCCGCCGGCACCCAGATCGGCATCTTCAACTACAAGCGCGACGCGGGCGACATCCCCGCGGGCTCCTCTTGGTTTTTCAAGGACACGACTTTCAATGGCGCCGATGATGGTGACCAGATCAAGGTCTACTACTCCGGCACCCCAGGAGGCCCCGGCCAATCTGGGGAGGGCGGGGCAGGCACCGCACGCGTCGGCGTCGAGTGGTACACGGAAGCGAGCACGAGCTATGTAATCAAGGTCGATGTCCAGTCGGATAATACCGTCGTCACCATCGACTGCGATATGTATGATGAGGAAACCCTGTAGAAGGGGAGGAGGAACGAGATGAGCATCACAGTCGGACAGACTCTCAACCCCCGCGAATTCGACGGGACCGGGCTCGCAACCGGTCACGATCACGCGGACTTTTTCACCTGGCTGAACACCATCAGCGAGCGCCTCAAGACGGGTGGTGGCGATGCGATGGACCTCGCGTCCTTCGATGACGCCGCGAGCCGACTGCTCCCCGCAGCCCAGGCCGCGGGTGTCGTGGCGGGCCTGCCGACTGCTGGCGACCCGGTGGCCAAGATGAGCGATGTCGCCGCGGTGATCGCGGGCCTCAGCTGGAAGGAGCCCGTCCTCAGCACGACCGAGCTGGATGACCTGGCCATCGCTCCCCCGCCCACGGTGGGGAACCGCTACTGTATCAACGGTGTCGGCGCCAACGGCTTCGTGGGTCACGACTACGAGATCGCAACCTGTACCGGCACGGGGCCGTTCACGTGGTCCTTTGAGGTTCCCCAGGTCGGCTGGGCCGTCTGGGATCTCACGATTGCCGGCGATGGCTGGGTCTACAACGGCGCCGCCTGGGGTCGTGCCTTCGGTCGCGAGGCCGCGGAGATCGACTACACCAGCGGGACGTTCCCCCCGCTCAGCGCCGTGAACGTGGGCGCTGCGCTCGATGAGCTGAACGACACGCTGAACCTGGGCTTCCCCTGGCACATCCCGGTGATCGACTCGACCATCGTGGACAGCGCGGCCATCGTGGGTCCCAGCCCTGGTGACCGCTACCTGATCAACGGGATCGGCGTCAACGACTTCCTGGGCCACGACAACGAGTTTGCGGTGTGGAACGGCTTCAGCTGGTTCTTCCTGGCGCCCCAGGTGAGCCACGCCGTGGTCATCGACATCACCAACAACTACCACCTCCAGTGGGACCTGCTGGGCGGGATGTGGATGACGGGCTTCGGGCTGGGCGTCAGCTCGGACGGGAGCCACAGCCACGCCCTGAGTGTGCCGCTGGCCTCCACCAGCAACACGGTCAGGGACACTGCGGCTGGTGTCGGCATCCAGGTGTTCTTCGTGATCGACGGGAACGGCCACGGCCACTTCGAGTCGGCCACTGTCGGTGGGTTGGGCATCGTGGTGGACTTCGGCGCTGGCGCTGAGATGGTCCCGATCCTGTCGAACGCGGTGCCCCAGGGCTATCCGGTCGAGATCGATCCCACCCAGCCCGCTGCGCTGGCGCTGTGCGTCGACAACTCCGCGCCGCCCGTGGCTGGCCCTGCCCTCCCGGCAGCTGCCCTCGGGCAGTTCCTGGTCTCCACCGTCGATGGCTCCTCCATCGGCGTCCAGATGTTGGGCGCTCCCTCTGGTGGGGCGATGCTCCTCGCGGACGACGCTCAGGCACCCGCGGACATCCTGGAGGCCGATCTCACCGGGGCAGGGACTCCTGGCCCCAAGGACATCTCGACTGCTGCGGTGTGCTCGGACATGTCCTGCCTCCTGGCCTATGGGACCACGGATACGGCTGCGGATCACAGCCACACCCTTTCCTAGTCATAGTCAGCTAGCCTACCACACTAATCCCAAGCCTACAATCGGCTCAGTAGACTCTCAGCGCCAGACCCGTAGTATATCCTGAACAGCACGGGGGACGGCCATGCCTACCGATGTGACCAAGTGGAGACCTGACTATCTCAGGACCGCACTGGACTTGCTCCTGATCTTCCTGACCAAGGGGCTGAACGACCGCAGGATCACCGAGGAGATGGGGCTGGAGCTTGCCGAGGTGAGTCAGCTGAAGGGGATCCTGCTCCACGAAGTCGGGGACCTCGACATCAAGGATGACCCCCATCGCGTCTACCTGGGCTACAAGCTCCGCCAAGAGGGGCTTCTGTCGGAGTTGGAGGACCTCGGGAAAAGGCTGCGGCACAGCGGCCAAGCGAACGCAGAGTTGGGAGCAATCCGAGCCCGCTCAGACCTCATCGACAAGATCCTCAACGCGGGCCAGAGCCTGGGTGTGATCCCCAAGGAGGCAAAGAAACATCAGCTGCTCGGCGGCATCATGGTCGCAGACATGACTCCCGAGGACATGGAGAAGATGCTCCTGGAGAGGGAGCGCAGGATGTCTCGCCTCCAGAGGAATTATGGCTCAGGGAAGTACATCGAATCCGGCGGGGGGAGCAGTGGGGAGTAGCAAGCCCGAGATCCTCAGCCCGGCATCAGACCTCATCCTGGCTCGGAAGCAGGATACGCTCAGGGAGCTTGAGCGCCAGGAGGAGGAGTATGAGACCTGGATCAAGTACCAGGTCCTGAAGAACGACCGAATCGACATCCTCTGCGAGGAGGTCCTGGGGTACACGCTGGAGCCGTTCCACCACGACATCCTACGCTTCCAGTTCCAGAATGATCAGGGGCTGATCTTGGCCCCACGCGGGTTCGGAAAGACCACCATCGGGACTATCGGCAAGATCGTGTTCGAGATCCTCAAGGACCCCAACATCTCAATCCTGCTCGCCTCCAGGGTCACCGGCAACGCTGAGGATATGCTGAAAGAGGTCCGTGGGCACTTTGAGGATAACGAGAAGTTCAAGCGGATCTTCGGGAGCCTGGTAGGGAAGGGGTGGTACAGCCGTCAGATCACAGTTGCGAATCGCACCAAGGTCGCCAAGGAACCGACCGTCAACACGGTGGGCTCTGACTCTGGTGTCGTCGGGAAGCACTATGACCTTGTGATCTGCGACGATCTCGTGGACGAGGAGAACAGCCGCACGGAACACATGCGGGTACACGTCCGGAAGTGGTTCTACATGTCGCTGCTCCCCACGGTGAAGCCGGGGGCTCGGATGTGGGTCATCGGGACGCGCTACCACTTCGATGACATGTATGGCTATCTCATTGATCACGAGTTCAAGGACCGCTTCCTCCACATCCCAGCTTTGGATGAGAACGGCAGGTCCATCTGGGAGGCCCGATTCAGCACCAAGATCCTCCTTGAGCGCAAGGGGGCGATGGGGACCGTCATCTTCAATGCTCAGTACATGAACGACGTGGAGATGATGAAGGGCGAAGTCTTCCAACCTGAGTGGTGTCCGCTGATCCATCCGGAGAACGCGCCGGACTTCATCAAGGGGACCTATGTAGGCGTGGACCTCGCTATCGGGGATGAGTCCAAGCATGACTTCTACGTCAGGGCAGTCATCGGCGTCGATGCCGAGCTGAACATCTACGTGATCGATGTCCTGATGAAGCACCTCACCTTCCACCAGCAGACCTCGGACATCCGGATGGCCCTGATGGAACACCAGCCGATTCGCTCGGGAATCGAGGCCAACAACTACCAGCGAGCCCAGTACCAGAACGTCAAGAAAGAGGAGCCTGACTTCCACCTCATCCCGATCACCACCAAGGTGGACAAGATGACGAGGGCGTGGAGGGCCACCAAATACTTTGAGGCGGGCAGGGTGTACTTCTACAGCACCCTTGAGAACATGCGGGACCTCCTGGTGAGGTTCCCCGATGCGAAGGGCAGCAAGGATCTATTCGACGCCTTGGACATGGCCATCTCGGTGGCGTTCAGGAAGATGCGCAGGAAGACAAGGGATCCAGGCTCAGAGCCTGGGGTCTTGGGGTAACAACAGGAGAACGATATGAGCGGTGAAACAGGGGTGAAGGCAAAGGTGGTCACATCGACCGAGCCTGTCGAGCGGACGCCGAACAAGACTGTGCTCAAGGCCATCGTCCTTGGTGGGTCTGCGGAGGTCCCCGCATCAAAGGCTGAGGTGGACGAGTGGCAGGAGGTTGCCGCCTCCACGGTCCCTCCACCGTATGATCCGAAGCTGCTGGCCGAGCTGCCCGAGTATTCAGCCGCTCTGGGCCCAGCCATCGAGGCGATGGTCACGAACACCGCGGGCTTCGGTCATCGCATCGTATCCGCGCTGCGGATCTCGGACAGCGACGACAAGCTCAGGAAGGAGGTCCAGAGGGAGGTGGACAGCGCAGCCAACTTCTTCAGCGCAGCGTACATCGGCGGGACCACGTTCGACCAGCTCCGGATCCGCACGCGCCGGGACCGTGAGACGGTGGGCTATGGCTTCTGGGAGGTCATCCGCGATACCAAGGGGAAGGTCGCAGGGTTCAACTACCTCCCAGCGACAGAGATGCGGCTGGGCCGTATCACGAAGGACCCCATCAAGCTTGAGCGCACCGTCCCCCACCACGAGGACGGGGTGATGTCGACCAGGAAGCAGGTCTACCATCGCCGTGTTCGCACCTACTGCCAGAGCCTGGGGGCAAAGAAGGTGTGGTTCAAGGACTACGGCGACCCTCGCACCATCGACCCTCGCACAGGCGACGTCAACGACAAGTTGTCCAAGGCTGAGGCCGCCAACGAGGTGATCTATTGGCCCCTGATCCTCACCAAGACGGCATACGGGCTCCCCCGGTACATCGGCAACCTGCTTTCGGTGACGGGCTCGCGGAGCCGGGATGAGATGTGCTACTACCTGCTCCGGCACAACAACGTCCCCGCGCTTGCCCTGCTCGTATCGAACGGGAACCTGACGGACCCCTCCATCACTCGGATCCAGGAATTCCTGGACACTGCCGTGAAGGGGGAGGGGAGCTTCGCAAAGGTGGTGATCATCGAGGCTGAGAGTGCCTTCGACGGCTTTGAGGGCACACCCAACATGAAGATGGAGATGAAGCCCCTCATCGAGGCCCAACACACGGACGCCATGTTCAGCAACTACGACCAGGAGAACCACGACAAGCTCCTCCAGTCGTTCAGACTCCCACCCGTCTTCATCGGGCGCTCCAAGGATTACAACCGGGCGACGGCAGACACCGCTCGCAAGCTCGCAGATGAGCAGGTATTCGCTCCGGAACGGTCCGCGGAGGAAGCGGTCATCAACCAGCTCCTCATGGACATGGGGTACGTGTGGGCAAGGTTCAGGGTCAGCGGGCCGAATATCACCCACAACGAGGACATCGTCAACGTGATGTCTCACGCTGAGAAGGCAGGCGGGATGACCCCGGCCATCTCGCGCCGGATGGTAGAGGACATCATGGGCCAGGATCTTGGTGAGGTCACGGGCATCGACCCGGACATCCCGTTCACCGCCCAGATGGCTGAGCTCGTCAAGAACCTCGGCAAGCCCAACGAACCATCCCAGCAGGTCACAGCATACAAGGCCCTGCTCACCGCCGCAGGGGTCCACGACGATCTCGGTGAGTATCTGTTCGGGAGGACGACAACTTGAGCGACTGGCTACAGACTGCTCTAGCGTTCCAGGGGATGGATGTGGTCTTCTGTGCCGCAGCCAAGCGGGACCTCCCCAGCCAGATACATCGAGCGTTCCACACCATGGCACGGGCGCAGGTTGCGCTCTATCGTCGCTTCGCAAGGACCCTGGCCGAGGACCTGGTGAAGAAGGTCCCGCCCGCTATGGTTGGTGCGGCAGACGCAGAGAAGGCCCAGGAGGCGGCAGGGAAGATCATCGGCAGGGAGGTGGCCCGCATCTTCAAGCCGCTCCCTGCTCAGTCGGCCAAGCTCATCGAGCCATCGCTGGCCACGATCTACATGCTCGCCAAGACCTGGAGCTATCGCCAGGGGCTCGGGATCGAGGAGCCAGGGGATTTCACGGAGTCCACACCAGGGCGATTCGGCCACACGGGGAAGGGCCAGGACCCAGGGATCTACATCGTGGCCAAGGCGCCATCCCAGGCGACCATCAACGTGGCCTTCAACGCGGTGGACAAGAAGGCTATCGCGGCGCTGATGAAGACCCAGAGGTTCTGGATGACTCGGCAGTTCATCGAGGACTACAACTTCAGCCAGCGGATCCGAGCCGCCGTGCGCAACGGTGTCTACCTGAAGGGGCTCCCAGCAAAGGAAGTGGCTGAGAACCTGAGAGGGAAGTTGGACCCGCTCCTGGACCAGATCGAGAGGACCGCTGGTGGGCTCCCCATGGGTCGTGCGGCATACGTCGAATTCCTGACCGTGAACACAGCCTCGGTCGCCAAGACCTATGGCTCCATCTCGGGCCTCGCGGAAGCTGGGGTCACGACCTACACGATCATCAACCCGCTTGATGAGCGAACCTGCCCTGTTTGTTCGTTCATGGAGGGTACAGTCTACCAGACCAAGCACGGTGTGGACCGTATCGAGGCTCTCAGCGGGATGGACCCGGCTGCGATGAAGGAGTCTTGGCCCTGGATGTCGAGCGGGGCCGATGTACGGTCAGTAGCGGGCTCCTCAGTCCCAGGGTCGATGTCTCCTGAGGCCAGGGGCGATGTGATGGGGAAAGCAGGGCGCTCCTTCCCACCGTATCACGGGCGCTGCCGGTGTGTTGTAGCCGCGGGCTCGATGTCGAGCGTGGTATGGGATGTCGGTACCAAGCCGCCTGTGCCTCCCAAGCCGAAGTCTCCACCCAAGCCGAAGGTCAAGAAACCTCGCAAGGCAAAGAAGGTCAAGTGGACCCCGAAGCAGGGCCGCACCAAGGACTGGAAAGAGGCCAATGAGTACTACCTCGCAGAGATCGAGCGCAAGGTGGATATGGATTTGCTCCGCAGGGACTATTGGTCCCTGACTCCCGGCAAGGAGCAGGTGGCTTGGTACGATGAGGCCGACAAGCTGAAGAAGGTGGTGGATCGGTTCTTCGGCAAGAACCTCACTCCGGCACAGATGCGCAGCATTGGCGTTACCACCCACAACCCCGAACAGTCCTTGAGGGCATTCGCCAAGCAGGGTGGGTCATATGCGAAGATGAAGGTGGATGAGTTCAAGGAGAGGATCTCACGCATCCTTGGTAAGTTCATGGAGGACGAGGAGATAGCCACCTGGCTCAAGAACCACAGGGTGTACTACGAATACGTCACCGACCGGGCAGGGTACAACGTGTACGCTAACAGCATCACGGCTCGGGACGCTCGCAGCCTGCTTCACGAATTCGGACACCACCTGGAGTACGCTGCCCGATTCGCAGCCAATCCCGAGCTAACCACAGCCCAGCTCGCATACCCAGGAGTCGCGGAGTTGAAACCGCTCGGGAAGGGCTGGGAGGGCACCCACCGATTCTTGAAGGCGCGTACCAAGGGTGAGCAGTGGACGAAGCTGAAGCGTTGGGACCCGCAGTATGAGGACTGGGAGAAGACCAAGCCCGACAAGTTCAGGAACCCATACACCGGCAAGCATTACGATAGGGGATCGACTGAGGGTGTCTCCATGGGGGTCGAGTGCCTGCTTGACGAGATGACGATGAGGTCTGCGATTGTCTCGGACCCGGAGCACTTCGCCCACACCATCTCATTCCTCGCGGGGGCCATCTGATGCCGAAGATTGAAGTCACAGCAGAGATGGTCTTGAAGCGGGACACAGTCCTGGTCTACACCTTCAGCGGGGAGTCCACCGAGGCGGGCCGTTCCATGGTGGCCGGCTTGCCCGATTTCAAGGACGAATTCTACACCCTGGTGACCTATGAAGCCCTGACGCCCTACTCACCAGCGGTAGGCAGCTTCCAGGTGACCGACCCGAACAACCTTTGGCACATGCTGGCCTGGTTCTATGAACTGGCTCGGCTTCACGGGGCCGATGTCACGGAGACAGGCGCACCAAAGCTGAAGGCTCGGCCAAAGCGAGATACAGAGGACTGAGGAGGCAGCACGATGGATCTGAAGACACTGCTAGCGACAGAGTTCACACCCGGCTCGGGAGCGGAGTACACCACCGCGGACCTCCAGAGCCTTGAGGCCGTGGACAGCCTTTCAGACGCTGACTTGGAGTCGGTCCACTCCCAGCTCCACACCCAGTGGGACGGGATCAGCTCACCGACCAGCGACAACCTGCGCGGCATCATGGACCTGATCGCAGCCCACAAGTGGGTGGCGATGGCCCTCAACGGCAGGAAGCTGAACCATCCCAACCTGTCGGGCCTCGATAGCGGGACGATGACCGATGACGCAGGGGAGCCCGAGGAAGGGGCCACTCAGGCTGCGAAAGCCCTGGGGAGGCTCCCTGATGAGATCACCTGGGTTCCTGACTTCGTTTCCATCGGGAAAGCGGCAGGGATGGACGCAGCCGTCGTGTATGGTGCCGAGCAGGGCGCTGACGGGCTCGCACTCAAGGTGGACGGGGAGCTCAGGGAGGGCCTGACGAACGCAGTGAAATCCCTCCTGGCCTTCCACAACCACGAGCTACCCGACGCGGGCAAGCTCCTCAGCCTGTATGATCTCAAGCTTGTCCGCAAGGCCGAGCCCGAGGTCATCGATGGTCCGGAGCCAGAAGCCAACGAGCCTGATCCTGAAGCCAGTGAAGCCACTACCAAGGCGTTCAGCTCCGACATCCAGATCGTCAGCAAGAAGAAAGCCCAGCAGGTGCTCACCGGGATCGTTCTATCCCCTGAGGAAACCGATGGTCACAACGAGGTCATCGGCGCGGACGTGATCGAGAAGGCAGCGTATGACTTCCTGGCGCACTACAACACCCAGACCCGCGTTGGGCTCCTCCACCTCCAGATGAACCGGGATGTCCACCTGGTGGAGAGCTACATAGCACCAAACGACCTGAGCATTGGCGGTCAGGCAGTTGTGAAGGGCGCTTGGCTAGTTTCTATCAAGGTCATCGACCCGGTGATCTGGGCAGCTGTCGAGGACGGCACCCTCACGGGGTTGAGTATTGGGGGCCTCTACCAGACGGTGGAAGAGACGGATGGCGACACCTGATAGAACCGCAAAGAAGCGTATCACGGGCCTGGTGGTCGGTGAGCTTTCTATCGTGGACTACGGCGCCAACCTCAAAGAGTACCTGGTCACGAAAGGACAAGACGGGAGGAGACTCATGGAGATCACCGAGAAGGCCAAGAAGCTGGCCCAGTTGGCGAAGCACCTGGAAGAGGGGATCGCGGTCCTCAAGGGGTTCGCACCCGAGGGCGACGCGGCCGAGGGCTTCAACACGGCAGTCAAGGCCCTGACCGATCAGGTCGAGGGGCTGAAGGCCGTCAAGGTCGAGGAAGCCGACAGCGCCACCGAGAGCCTCCAGGGTGTCTCCAAGGCCGTCACCGACGCGCTGGCCGTGCTCAAGGAGATCACCGAGGAGAAGCCCGAGGGCTTCGACACGGCGGTCAAGAGCCTGGAGGAAGCCAACGCGGGCTTCAGCGCCGCAGTCGAGGCGCTCACGGTCGAGAAGGCCGGAGCCGCCATCTCCAAGGCCCGCTTGGAGAAGCTCAAGGGTATCGCCAAGACGCTCCAGGACGGCGCTGCCGGCCTGACCGCCTTCATCAGCGAGCACGAGCCCGAGCCCGCCGCGAAGTCCACCGAGGAGCCCGAGCCCGAGCCCGCCGCGAAGTCCACCGAGGACCCCGCGCCCGAGGCCACGACCGAGGAGCCCGAGGCCACGACCGAGGAGCCCGAGATTGCCACCAAGGCGCTCACGGACCTCCTGGCCGTCACCAAGGACCTTGCCGGGGCGGTGGGCGAGCTTCGCGATGGCCAGAAGGGCATCAACGAGCGCATCGACGGCATCGAGTCGGCGGTCACCACCTCCAAGGCAGCGGAGGGTGATCCCGAGCCCGCCGCCAAGCGCAGCCCCTTCAGCGGCTTCCTCTTCAAGGGGACCGGCAAGCCTCCGGAGCGCAGCTGATGAACAGCGTCGAGAAAGCCATGTTCTCGATGATGCCCGACGCCGCGGCAGTCCTTCGGGATGAGCTGCGGTGGCGGACGCCGAAGCCCATCGAGGTCTACTGGGAGGAAGATGGCGCAAACGGCACCAAGGGGGTCTACACGTCCGATGAGGGGGACATCCTGTTCCACCTCAAGGCGAAACCCTCCGAGGGCGGCGAGGTCTACCACCGCTGCTACTACATGCCTGCCGCATCCATCGAGGGCGGCGCAGCACTCGCCCAGGGGTTCAAGGATCGGCTCGCAACCGAGGAGCCCGCACCTGAGCCCGTCGTTTCCCAGGCGACTGAGGGCGAGGCCACAACCAGCAAAGAGCGCCCTGCCGATGGTGGGGACAAGAACGTGTTCAAGGGTTTCTTCCAGGCAGGGAAAGCCGTGATGGACGAGACTGAGACCAAGCAAGGTCAGGAGGACTGAGATGACGAACCAGGAACTGATCCAGAAGGCCATCATCGCGCTGAACGATCTCTCGACGGGCGGCGCGCTGAACACCGAGCAGGCGCTCGCGTTCATCGACTACGTGTGGGATGAGTCCTCGATGGCCACCCACGCCCGCCAGGAAGTGATCACGGCGCAGGACAAGGAGATCTACAAGATCGGGATCAACTCCCGCGTCGCCATGACGCGTGGCGTGGCCCAGGACCCGCAGCGACGGCGCGGCGTCACCACGACCAAGGTGGCCATCGCCTGTCACGAGCTGGTGGTCCCGTTTGAGATCGAGGACTTCTTCAAGCGCTTCAACGTCGAGGGCGACGCGGTGGAGGACCACATCTTCCGCATGTTCGCTGCCCAGACCGCGAACGACATGGAGGAGCTCAACTGGACGGGCGACACCCTCGGTCCCGCACGCCTGGAGTCGGACCTGTTCGAGGGCGGCGACACGACCCGCTACATCAAGGACGACTACATCGCCCTGAGCGACGGCTGGCTCAAGCTGGCCCGCGGCGGTCACCAGTCCGATGCGAACGCGGCGAACATCTCCGCCACGATCTTCTCCAACCTGCTGAAGGCCCTGCCCGAGAAGTACAAGCGGGACCGCACCAAGCTGCGTTTCTTCTGCTCCCCGGACCTGGAGCAGAATTACCGCGAGAAGACCGCGACGCGGGCCACGGTGGCGGGCGACAACGCCCTGAACTCCACCGCTCCGCTCACCCCGTTCGGTGTCCCGCTCCTGGGCATCCCGCTGATGCCCTTTGAGCCCCTCACCGTCGAGGACGTGACCATGACGGGCGTGGTGGTCCAGAACCTGCTCTACAAGAACATCACCAACGTGATCGTGACGCCGAACACCATCACGGGCAAGACCCCGGTGACGCCCTACGTGTCCGGCGTGGACTACACGCTCGATGCCGCGGCGGGCACCATCGTCCGGATCGGTGGTGGCGCCATCGGCGCTGGCCAGGTGGTCAAGGTCACCTACAACGCCAAGCCGATGGTCATCCTGACCCACGAGATGAACCTCATCCAGGTCATGCGCTCCGACGACATCAGCGTCGAGAACGACCGGGACATCTACAAGAAGGTGGACGAATTCGTGCTGTCCGCCTGGGTCGGGCAGCAGATCGAGAACCTGGACGCCCTGGCGCTGGCCTACAACCTCGGCACTGGCGTGTAGCGGGAAGCCATGCCCACCTACACCGTAAAGCTGATCGGCTGCTGTTCTTTCCGCTCGGGGGACATTGTCTTCCGCAAGCGGGGGGAGCAGCAGACCATCAACGATGAGGAGCAGCTCGCGACTGTGCGCCGAGCCAAGGTGTTCCGGATCACCGAGATCAGGATGCCGAAGCCCACGCCTGAGCCGCTCCCTGAGCCGAAGCCCGAGCCGAAGCCTGAGCCGAAGCCCGAGCCCCTGCCGAAGCCCGTCAAAGCGGAGCCTGTCTCCGAGTCCACCTCTGAGCCTGAAGCGGTGCCGAGCCCTGTGCCCGAGCCCGAGGCAGACGAGGAAGACCTGGACGACGAGGACCTGGGCCTGGACGCTCTGAAGAACCTGAAGGCAACCGAGCCCTCAGCGCCCAAGGAGAAGCCCAAGACCAGACCCTCCAAGAAGCCCGCTCCCAAGAAGGGAAAGGCCAAGGGGAAGGGCAAGGCCAAGGCCAAGCCGAAGGCCAAGTGAGGAGGAACCAGCAATGGCCCGATACCAGATCCTGGCGAAGCACCTGACGACGCTCGACGTTCCTCAGGGACTCCAGCGGAGCGTGGAAGGCGCGCTCCACCTGGACCCCGGTGAGGTCCGTGACCTGACCGACGATGAGGCGGCATACGCCAAGGACATGGGTGTCCCCCTCAGGTCGATCAGCATGCGTCCCCGCAGGAACATCAACACGCCTCCGAAGCCCGCCAAGAGCGCGCCGAAGGGGAAGACCAACCCCAAGGACTCCGAGCCTGTGAAGGGTGAGGACAAGCCGAAGGGGAAGGGCAAGGGCAAGTGATGGGATGCTCCTCGTCACTACCGCAGACGGGAACACCCACCGCTTCCTGCTCCCTGAGATAAGGGAATCCACGCTTTCCGCACTCCCCGACAGGATCACCTCCCTAGCCATCAAGTTCAACGGGACAGCGTACACCGTCCCAGCCCCGCGCTTCACCAAGCGGCTGAGGTGGGGAGCCGAAGTGGACAAGGGGGAGGATGGGGAGCCCCGTGCGGTGCGAGTCTGGTACCAAGCTGGGCCCGCGAGGTTGACGATCACAGGCTACATCCGCACCAAGCACTTCAGAGCGGATTTGGCCCTCACAGGCGAGATGAGGTACCACCATGCCAGCGATCAGTAAAACTAGCCAGCTCGGGTATGACCTGCTGTGGTACATCTCGGTGGACGATGACGGCTGGCTGACGACCCCTGATACGGTCGTGTTCCAAGTCGAGGATGCCTCTGGCGCAGCGGTCTACCCAACTCCAGGGGATCCTACAGCGTGGAAGGCAGCGCTCTTGCGCACAACTGGCTGGTACTACCCTGATTGGACCCCTGACGGGGCTCTTCCAGATGGGGAGTACACGGTGAACTGGAAGGCCACGACTGGGGCTGTCGACACCGAGCGCCGCCAGGAGTTCATCTTGGTCCCTGCCGGGGAGGGCGACAACTGGCCTTCATACGTCAGCGTCGCAGAGGTTTACCAGAGCCCGCTTGTGGACATCGACCCGACCATCGTGACGCCTGGGATGCTCTCTCAGCTTGTGGCTGTCTACCAACAGCTCATCGAGGAGTACTGCGGGCAGAAATTCATGCCCTACCTCGCCACCTTGAAGCGGGCCACAGCGGGGACCATCCTCCACCTCAAGGAGCCCGTGATCGGCGTGGGCCAGATCCAAGAGGTTGTCGGTGTGGGGGCGAATCGTGGGTACACGGAGGTCACGGATACAGACGTCACCATCCACCATTTCAGGGAGGACGGCGCGCTCAAGAATCCGAAGCTGACCAGGGCCTCAAGCTCGCTGCTGGAGATGTGGGTGGAAGGCGTGTTCGGCTACTTGGACCCGCAGAGTTGGGAGTGCCCCTATGGTGTCCGCTTGGCGCTCCTCAAGGCGATTCTCAAACACGCTGAGGAGCTGGAAGCAGACGCAGCCCTCCTGCCTGTCGGGCCAGTGGAAGAGGAGCAGGTGGACAAACACCGAGTCAAGTACGGCTCGGTCACCTCCACCAAGGTGGGTTCCCTGGCCAACCTGATCTTCGGCTCCCCTGAGATCCGAGCCCTCCTGTCCATGTACCGTAGACCCACATCGATGAGGACCGTCTGATGGTACAGCCGCGCCTGATTCAGCCTGTATGGATCACGATCACGCCTCGGGACACCACCGCCACCAGCTATGATCCGGACTCGCGGGAGCCCATCGGCCAGGTCACGCGGTACAAGGCGGCAATCCGCATCAAGGCCCAGGTTCACTACCCAGACCGGAACAGCCCCGATTACAGGGCTGATGAGGCAGAGAGCCGGATCAACCTGATGTTCCGCTACAAGGACCTCGGCAAGCTGGGGTACGAACCTGCCCGAGGGGACAAGGTCACGGCTATCGGCAGGACTACCGCGAGCCTGTACATGAATCGCTTTGAGCCGTGTGGCCACTACCCAGACAAGGATGGGGCGACGCTCCTGCTGGTGTACCTGGTGGAGAACGAGGGGATGCGATGATCAGCGTCAAGACCCCAGGCCTGGATGAGGCGATCCGCAAGGTCGCAGCCATCCCAGGCGCGACCCAGCGCCAGGGGCTCCAGGCCATGACCCTCTCCACCATCGCAGTACGGGATGAGATCAGGAGGAAGATCCAGAGTGGTGTGGCGCCGGGCAACGCGGGCCTGACGTCGATGCTGAAGGGGTCCTCAAAGCCCTTGATAGGCATAACGAATCAGCTCTGGCTCAGCGTCACCAACGTTGTGATCTCCTGGAAAGAGGGCTTCGCAGGGGTGAACCGGAAAAGCGGCACGGCGGGCATCTCCACGATGGACATAGCTCAGACCGTCCACGATGGGGCCGTGATACCCGTCACCTCAAAGATGCGGAACATGTTCTTCATGCTCTGGATGGCCTCAGAGGGGAAGATGGACCCCGCGGATCTCCGAGGCCGGGCAAAGGAAATGTTCGAGCAGGCCAAGGGTGACTTCTACCCACTGAGCCCCAACACCCGGCAGATCATCATTCCTGGGCGTCCGTTCTTGCTCCTCGCTGCGAAGGATCCGAAGCTGCTGAAGCGGCTTGAAGACATCTGGGCACGGGCGCTCCGGAGTGCTCTGAGGGGGACCCCATGAAGCGCCAAGGCATGTATGATTTCCCGATTGATCAGTCGCTGGCTCCGCAGATCACCCTCGGTGACCCTGCCCTCCTGACTCTCAAGAACGGAGCGTTGGAGCTGTACTACCACCCGATCAACGGATACGCGACGGCACCCCAGGAGGCCCGCATCGACTTCGGGGAGCCCATCGACGGTCACCAGGGCTGGGCAGCCGCACAGGTTGTCCGTTCGATACCTGCCGGCACAAAGGTGGAGTATCGGCTGGAGGATACCGCTGGAGCAGTGTTCTACTGGAGTGGAGCTGCCTGGGCCCTCGCTGTGGCCCCAGCGGACTGGTGCTCCCACGATGATCTCCAGGACGGGATTACAGCCTGGACCGACCCCATCATCCTCCATGTTCTACTCACGCCGGATTCAAAGGGGCTCACAACACCAAGCGTGGACCGGGTCCTCTTGCTCTATTCCGGCTCATTCGGGGTGATCGACAACACAGTGTATCGGAGCTTCGCGAGGTGGTTCAAAGGCAATGTGAGGCCCGAGCGCCGCGTTGTCTTCAAGAGCCCAGGGGGCAACACATTCGCTCTCACAGACCTCGGGCTACCTGACGAACCAGAGGGCTACACAGCCACCGAGGTGTACGACCTCACAAGCGATCCCGAGCGCCTCACGGACATGTTCCAGGCGTTCGACCCAACCACCAAGGTGACCACCCTCACCGCACCCGTGGCTGTGGACGCTGACCTCTATGTTGTCTACACCTTCCAGCCGGACCTCCGATTTGTTGGAAGTCAACGCTACTTGGAATTCGCTGGCGTCCCTGTGGGCGTTGTCGTAGGTATAGACAGAGCCGACCGCCGACAGATCGTGGACGCGTGTGGGATGACAATCAGCGAGGCCCGTGGGGAAGGGGTGGTCTTTGAATGGGCGACCGTTCAGGACTACCGAATCACCCTTGATCTCGTGGCCGAAGGTGGGGTGGATCTCCTTGCTTTCTGCGAAGCCTTTGACAGGCTGACGCTGGATGAGGAGCCCTTCATCCTTGCTCCAGACGGGATCAAGAGGCTGAGGACAGAGCCGGCAACGGCTTGGTCCCCTGACTCAGGGAAGGTACGGCAGACCAGTCGCTTCCTGGTGACGATATACTCAGTGGGCGACTATGGTGCGGTGAGGACGAAAACGGTTGTGAGCAACTTCGACTTGAGCTTGGGTAAGTAGGGAGGAACGATCATGGCGACAAAGCGATTTGGCCCCGTTCTGGGAGCGGGAACGGCGGTGGTGGAGAAGAGCGGGGCCAACCCGATCTTGCCCGCTTCCCTCGGGAACGCGTGCTACACCGGGAAGGTGGAGAAGGGCGAGGCAGGGAGCCTCATCCGCACCACTTCCTTCGCGGACTTCCAGAAGAAGTGCGGACGGGTGCTGGACGGCTTCCCGCTGTCCCTGAACGCCCAGCACTTCTTCGAGGGTGCCGGCAAGACCGTCAACCTGTTCGTGATGCCGGTGACCGACGACAACGAAGACTACGCCCAGTGGGAGCTGTGGAGCCGCCACATGGGTTCCTACTTCTTCACGGACCACCCGAGCTACGATGAGACCCCCACCAAGCTGGCCACCTTCAAGGCCAGCCACGGCGGGCGCTGGTCGGGGCGCCAGTGGACCTACCGTGACACCCTGGGCGGCGCGGGTTCGATCCTCGCCAACTCCATCAACACGGGCGTGACCTCCTGGAACAAGGACCGCTGGGTGTACGGCTTCATCCACCTGATCGGGCCGGACAAGGTGTACCCCGTCATCGGCTCCAGCGTGACGGGCGAGCTCACCATCCCGGCCACCTACAACGCCGCGGCCGACTGGGCCCTGTACGCAGCCGGGGGCGGCGCCAACCTCCAGTACGCCCTGACCCTGCTTCCCGAGATGCTGGACAGCGGGGAGATGGTCGGACTCACCATGGAGGTGAAGCCGGGGGAGAAGGACAGCGACAACCTGTTCGGCGTCTACGTCTACTACAACGGCGACCTCCTGTACAAATTCCCCAACCTGTCCTTCGACACCGCCAGCCCGTACTACATCGACACGGTCATCAACCAGGCTGAGGGTGTGGACGACATCGAGGTGGACATCGACTGGACGGGCGGGCACAGCGTCCTCTACATGGGAGCGAACCACGTCCATGAGGCGGTCGCGTACGGCGCGACCGGGGCCAACAAGGTTGGGGTCATCCCCGCCAAGATCCTCAACTACACGGGGACCGGGAACGGCACCGTCGCAGCTTGGGACTTCACGGGCCTCACCGACTGTACCCCCACGGACATCCGGATCCTCATCACGGGCGGTGGCGCCACCTTCAACGTCGAGGACCCCGCACACCACGGTACGCTCCCCAGCGGCACGGTGGGCGTGGCCTATCCGGTCAACGGCTGGAAATCCCTCCCTGGCTTCACCGTCACGGCGGGGACGATCCCGTTCACGGACGGCGATGAGTTCAACGTGCGCATCGACCCGCTGCCCTGGTGGTACGGGCTGGAGTGGTCCCCGACCATGAGCCCCTCCACTTACAACCAGCGGCTTTCGCGGAAGTGCTACCTGTACGAGATGGACCCCTCGGTCCCTGCGATGACCGCCGCCAAGCGCCACCTCATAAGCAAGTTCACGGCGACCACCATCGAGGTGGAGGGCACGCTCAAGAACAGCATCCAGATGCCGACCGCCGCGGTGATCACAGGCGCAGAGGTCACCCTGCCCCTCACCTTCGGGGCTGGCGTTGACAACATGTTCAAGGTGGCCACACCGACGACTCCCGCGGGCGTCACAGGGACGGCCATCGGGGTCGCGCTCGCGACGGGCGCAGCGGTGGTCCTCGCACTGAACACGGCGTGGGGCCTCGCTGGTGGTGCTGGGGCACCCTTCACCTGGACCGACACGGACCTGGCCCTCGGCAAGGGGACCGTCACCTACACCGACACCGAGGGGCTGCTCACCGCCAAGGGGATGGACTCCTGGGGGCAGGTCCTCGCCCAGGCCACCGACTGCTACACGGTCATCGGCTTCACGGTGGGCGCTTCCAAGACCTATGGTATCCCTGGTGCCCGGCTCGTGGTCTCCAGCTATGACGTGATGGAGGGTGGTGAGGACGGCTTCGCGGACATCGTGGACACGGACTACACGAACCGCCTGAGCCCGCTCTCCACGCCGCTCCTCCAGGCCCTGGGCCAGGACTACGGGCTCATCAAGTGCGCCGCACCGGGCGTCTCAACGACGGCTGTCCAGAAGGCCGGGACCTACATGGCCGAGGAGCTCAACCTCCAGTGGCGCCGGGACCTGCCCGACTCCATCAACGATGGCGAGGATGAGTCCGCGGTTCAGGACCACATCGACAACACCCTGGGGCGGTCAGACTTCGCGGTCGTGACCTTCCCCACCTCTGCGATGATCGCAGACCCGTTCGGATCCTCGGGTCTGTACCGGACCTCGCTCACGGGGATGATCCACGGGGACGAGGCCAAGGTGGCCGTGAACAACGGGGGCTACCACAAGGCAGAGGCAGGGGTCGAGACCAACCTGCCGAAGATCGTCAAGATGCCCTGGGCCTCCAAGGACTGGGAGCCGGATCAGGAGATCCTGAACCCCCGCGGGATCGGGATGCTGATGAAGAAGTCAGGGCGGTGGATCCTCTGGGGCGACCGTACCAACTACCTGAACACGGAGTGGGTGTGGAAGCACCAGCGGGAGCAGATGTCCCACTACGAGCACGTGCTGATGGCCAACTTCGACTGGATCATCTACGCACTCCCGAGCAAGACCCTCTGGGCCAAGGCGGCTGCGGTCCTCCGCGCCTACTTCACCCCTGAGTGGGACAAGGGTGCCCTGGACCCGGATGTTCCCTTCGATACGGCGTGTGTGATCGCCGTGGACGACTCCCTGAACACGGACGCAACCGAGGCGACGGGCGACCTGTACGCCGCTGTGGAGCTGAAGCTGGTCGGGGTGGTCGAGCGATTCGTCATCATGATGTCCAAGGCGGGCATCTTCGAGAAGTCCGCGTAAGGCAGGAGGAGAGATACCATGGGAGTCAAAGGCAAGCTGAAGCCCGATCATATCCCGCAGAACAAGTATGAGCTGCTGGTGGTCGGCATCCCCATTCCGCTCACGTTCGTGACGGTGGGCGCCATCGAGGAGGAGCTGGACATGGTGGACCTCCCTGATCGCACCCGTGCGTCGGGCGGGAACACCAAGCCCGTCGAGTTCACCGGATCCCTCCCCATGCACCACCTCGCGGAGCAGGCGGCGATGGAGCTGTGGTACACCGAGGGCAAGGAGCCCGTCAGCGCCACCTACAAGAAGGTGGGTACGCTGGTCCTCCAGTCCATCTCCGGTGCGCTGATCCGCAGCTACTCCCTCGATGGCCTCTGCGTCACCAAGCGGGGCCTGCCCGAGTTTGGGATGGAGAACGAGGGTGAAGCGGCCATGGTCGAGTGGTCCTTCAGCGCCGACCGCGTCAACCCGCTGTAATCGGCCCCACGGGGCCACAACCTTCAACAAGCCCGGTGACGGGTATTTGGGGAGGATGAGATGACCCGCAAGAACGCACCTGAGAAGAAACCCAAGCACAACCCGGTAGATCCCGACGCCCAGGGGCCCACGCCCGAGGACGGATCCGAAGCTCAAGGGGCTTCTACCAACCAGCCTGACGCTGAGGCATCGCCACGTGTCGTGACCCGCTCGATCTCCGAGTGGAGGAACAAGCTGGCCATCGGCGTGAGGACAGGGGAGGGCCCACCCAAGCGTGACTTCGGCTTCGTGGACTACTACACCTTCCACGAGCGCTGGATCCAGCAGCAGCGCCGGAAGCAGAAGGGGATCACCGAGGCCACCATCGCCACGATGCTCGCGGCTCGGATGCTCACCCACCTGGGGGACCAGGAGTTCCACATCCCCCAGGATGAGCGGACGATCCCCCAGGACTTCAACCAGCGGATGCTGGCCGTCGAGTCCCTGACCCAGGACGACTTCCTCACCATGTGGGTCAACTTCCGCATCGAGGCTATCGGGACCGACCTGGAGTTGGACCTGATCTGCCCGCGCTGCGGTCGGGAATTCGGGTGGGTGTCGGACCTCAGCACGATGGACGTCAAGGTGGTTGGCGACGAAGCAGCCACCCAGTGGGAGGTCGAGCTGGAGACGGGTGTACCCTATCCCGAAGGCCGGGCAAAGAGGCTCCTTGTGGACCGCCCGCGCTGGAAGATGATGACTGAGGCAAGGCCCGATGGAACCGATGACTTCGGGACCATCAAGGCCCTGTCGATGAAGCACGGTATCGTCAAGCCGCTCGATGTCGAGTCGAGGACCGTGCTGACGCTGGATCGGCTCGACATGGTCCGGAAGCTGGATCTGGAGACGTTCACCGCGGAGATGGACGCCCACTCTGCGGGCGTGGACTTCGCGTTCGACTCCCAGTGTCCTCGCTGTCGCCACGATTGGACCCATATCGTGGACTGGACCGTTGACAGTTTTTTCTCAATTTCCTCGGGGTCTGCCCAGTAGAGCACTTGAGGGCTCAAACCTTCTATCTGCTCTACGGCTCCGAGGGAGGAACAGGGATGACTCCGGAGTACATCGACAGGATGAGCCCGGAGGAGCGGACCTGGTACTATGAGGAGCTGGTTGACGTGAACCAACGAATCGCCAAGAAGCTGAAGAAGTAGGATGGCTGCTACCACACAGCTAGGATTCGGCATCCGTGTCGGCTGGAACGACAACGCCGTCAAGCGAGGGGTGACCCGCCTCCAGGCGTCGCTCAAAGCGGTCCAGGCACAGGCTCGCAGAGTCTCAGCGGGGCTACAAACCGCGGGGGCGGGGCTCCGGAACCTTTCGATGGCGGGGGCGGTTGTCGGGGTCGGGCTCGGTGTGGGGATCAAGACGGCTGCGAATTTCGAGCAGTCCATGGCTGATGTCAAGGCCATCGTCAAGCGGACCTCGACAGATGTCGCAGGGGATATGGCCAAGATCGAGAACCAAGCCATGGCCCTGGGTGCTACCACCAAGTTCACGGCATCCGAGGTCGGGTCAGCGCAGCAGGAGCTAGCACGGGCGGGCTTCAAGACGGGGGAGATCCTTGCCTCCACCACGGGCCTGATCCACCTCGCGGGCGCGGAAGCAGGGCTGAGTGTCGAGCGTGCCGCGGAGATCAACGCCGCAGCGCTGAACCAGTACGGGCTCGCAGCCGATCAGTCAGGGCGGGTGTCCGACGTGCTAGCGGCTACCTCAGCTGCCGCAGCCACCAACGTCGAGGCGCTTGGGGAGTCCCTCAAATATGTTGGTACTGAGGCATCCCAGATGGGTGAGTCCATCGAGGATACCAACTGGATGCTCGGGAACATGGCGAACGCAGGCATCAAGGGGTCCTCCGCAGGGACCAGCTTGGCCAACGCATATCGCAAGTTCCAGAAGGTGTCGGGGAAGGGCCAGAAGTACCTTGATGAGATGGGGATCAAGCTGACCGATGCCGAGGGGAATTTCAGGGGGATGCAGGCCATCATGCCTGAGCTCCAGCAGGGGCTCGGGAAGTACCAGGGGAACCTGAAGAAGTCAGCTGTTCTCCTGGAGCTGTTCGGCATCCGTGGTAAGCGCGCCGTTGCCGCCGTCATCGGCCAGATGGAGAATTCCCCAGAGAAAGTCAAGGCCGTCGATGACGCCATCAAGAACGCTGCCGGCGCAGCCAAGATGATGAGTGAGACCCGCCTCGATACGGTCCAGGGGCAGTGGACGCTGCTCAAGAGCGCCGTGGATGGGTTCTTCATCTCCACATTCAAGCCAGGGCTCGGGGGCCTCAAGGAAGGGCTCCGCACCATCACCAATCTCATCGGGGATGCGACGGTTGCCTGGAGGGTGCTATCCGGCCAGAAGCTGTCCGACGAGCAGACCGCCCAGATCTCAGGTATCAGCGCTGGGACGTGGTCATTCGTTCACGGGCTCCGGCAGGGTACAGCCCTGGTCAAGCAATTCTTCGGTAGCATCAAGGCGGGCTTCCAGTCCATCGGGACGATGTTCGGGAACACCTTCGGGGCTGGGGGTGTGAGCACCCTCACGAAATGGGGGACGGTCCTGGTTGGGATCACCCCAGCAATCGCAGGTGTGGCCGCGGGCGCCAAGGTCGCGTTCTTCCTCCTGTCCGGATACGCCAAGGTGTTCACAGGGGCGCTCCAGGCAGTCCGCGGGGCGGTCGGGATGCTGCGAGTCGCGATGCTGGCCCTGGCTTCGGGGCCTGGTCTCGTGCTGGCGGGGGTCCTTGGGGGGATCGGCCTGGTGATATCCTCGCTGAAGAGCGACACTGAGTCCTGGGGAGAATTCGCCACGAGGATGTTCACCCAGATCAAGGACGTGATCACACGGTTCATGGAAGGGGCGATGGGGCCTCTGCGCCGAAGCTGGGAGTTGTTCAAGACCACCATCAAGACCGCCTGGGACGAGTCCGTGCGCTACCTCCAGACCGTGTATGGCGGGCTCGACATGTTTGAGGGGAAGGCAGAGGATGTCGGGAACACAGCCGGATCCGCGCTCGGGGCGATCCTCCAAATGGCTGGCGATGTCCTGGGGACGATCATCAAGGTCTCAGCCACCATCGCATCGATCCCGATGATCCTCAAGATGGGCTTTGAGGATGCCTCCGACTTCGTGACTGACTTCATGCTCGGGGTCGTGGTAGCGGGGGCCAACATCAAGGGGAACATGCTCCACAACTTCGGGCTGATCTTCGACTTCTTCAGCGACAAGATGCTGGACATGAAGGTCGCGCTCGTGAACATCGGCATCTCGGTAGCCAATGTAGTCAAGGGCGTCATCGGTAAGATCATCACATTCGTAGGCACAGCCCTCCAGAAGGTCCTTGATCCAATCGCAGAGGTTGTCTGGCACGTGGACGAGGGGATGGCGAGGACCCTCTGGAACGCGGGCTCCAATATGGCCGCGGCCGGGGGAGAGATCGGGAAGGGTGATGACCTGAAGACCGCGGCTGACTATGGTGGCTACTCGGCACCTCGGGCACCGCGGAAGGATGAGACGATTGAGTCCATGTTCGGCTCCTCAGCGGCACAGGACCGATCCCGCAAGAGGGACCGGGAACGCACCCGCCAGGAGGAGAACAGGATCAACAACAAGCGAATCGCAGCGGAGCGAGCCGCTGCCGCCGCCCAGGAGAAAAAGGGCCAGGAGCTACGAGATCAGTGGTCCAAGACGGCACCTGTTCTTGAGGCCAAGTGGAACGCCCTCAAGGAGCGTGTTGCCGGGGCGCGGGCCGCGAGTGCTTCCCCCACCGTCAAGAACGAGGTGGACGTCAACCTCAAGGATGAGCGCTGCGTCAAGGCCGACGTCAACCTGGACGGGGAGAAGATGGCCACAGCGATGGCCAAGGTGGGCGAGGAGCAGGTGGCCCGAGCCGGTATCACCCTGTCGGCGTGGCAGAAGAGGCAACTGGCGGAGGGCTCCAGCATGACCGCTGCTCTGAAGGCTGGGAGGTAACAGATGGCCAGTGACGCTGCGAAAGCCACCCAGGCAATCGGCGCTGCCGGGGCGATAGGAGGTGTGCTCCTATCGCTTCTGACTTCCAAGGGCTCACTACCATGGGTCATGGTCACGGAGAAGGGAGAGGAGATCAAGGGCCAGTTCACGGCCCAGGACCTCACCGAGAGCGCATCAGGCCAGTGGGCCAAGGGTCGGACCATCGGTCGCAAGGAGCCTGTCCTCCAGTACATTGGGGGCCAGGGGCACCGCCTGACGTTCACCACCCGAATCTACAGCATGTACCAGAGCGTGATGTTCGGGATCGGGGAGGGCCACGACATTGTGCCGCTCCGGAACAAGATCGTCGCACTCGTTGACCCAGATCCGGACCTGGGCCGACCGCCCATCTGTACGTTCTCACTTGGTGATGACTTCGCCGTCGAGTGCGTGGTTGAGAGTGTTGGTCGCATCAAGTACGATGAGTTCACCAAGAAGGGGACGATGCGAGGGGCGGTGTTCTCCTTCACCCTCCTGGAGTACGTTGCCTTCCAGATTGAGGAGTCGGGCGACGAGGAGCCTGGTGACTCTCTCAACTACGGCATGAGGGAGGGAGACACCTTTGAGCGGGTCGCCAGCGAGGTCTACGGCAGCGCCAAGCTCGGTGTCTGGCTCGCCCAGAAGCATCCGGAGGCCCGTTGGCCCCAGCCGGGCCAGAGGATTCGTGTTCCAGACCGCACCAAGGCGCTCCGGAACGTCCCTGCCCCGATCTCCACCCAGCTGTCCGATGACGGGATGAAGGCAATCCTGCTCGACTTGGCGAGGGAGCGGGGCGATGCGAGTATTTGACCCCAAGTTTGATCTCCTTGTCGAATCCGAGGGCCAGGATGTAACCAATGCCTTCATGGATGCGGTCGAGCAGCTAACCTTCTCCAACTCTATCGGCTCCCTGGATCAGCTCAAGGCTACGCTCCTCAACCCGAGGCACGAGCTCACCAGGAAGAAAATGATCCAGCCGGGGAACACCATCGAGATCTGGACGGGCTGGGGTGGTGAGGTTGCCTTCCTCGGGGCAGTCACCCTGGAGAATTGGCTCGGGAAATTCCCCACCGAGGGGATGCCGAAGATCAACATCAACGGCCTGTGCGGGGGCTCCAAGCTCGCGGCTCGGAAAGAGGAGGAGCTGTTCATGTTCTCGCGTCCCTCTGACGCGGTCCATATCATCTCCGAGCATCACGGCTTCCTCACCGATGTCGAGCAGGCAGGGAAGCGGGACGACTTCGCCAAGGAAGCCGGCAACTCAGATTGGGAATTCCTGATGGGCCTCGCGGGGACCGTTGGCTTCGACTTCTATGTGGAGTGGGACCCCGCCAAGAAGATCTGGGTGACTCACTGGCACTCGCAGAGACAGGATCAAGAGACCACCTTCAGGTTCCGATATGACCCAGACGGCCAGCGCTCGACGCTGTTCAATATCGACATCAGTTTCGGCATCCAATACGACAACGCATCCCAGGTCGTGGTCTACGCCTGGAATGGAGAGGAGTACGTGGAGCTGAAGACCGAGGAGGAAGATGGTGCCGACGTGGACACCAAGAACGTGGGTCAGCCGGACCTCACGACCTTCCCTGACGAGTTTGTTCCGCTACGAATCGGCATCGGCGGCAACGCTGTAGATGTCCTCCCCAACATCCCCATCCTTGACGCAGACACGGCGTACACCTACGCAAAGGATCTCCTGGAGAGGCGCAAGAGGGAGTTCATCACCGCCAAGGGACGGCTCATCGGCATCGAGGGGCTCAAGGCTCGGCAGGTCCACACGATTGAGGGCCTGGAGCAGTTCTCAGGGGAGTATTTCTTCACCAAGGTTGACCACCGGATCGGCAGCGACGGTTACTGGTGCGACTTTATCGCCAATAAGGTGCTCAAATGATGGACGAATACCCAGCCACCGTCACCAACATCTCGGACCCAGAGAAGCGGGGCCGGATCAAGGTGAAGTGCGAGGCTGTACTCGCCTCTGGTGCCGAGCTACCAGGATGGATTGAGCCGAGCTTCCCGCTTGACGACACCGAGGCTGGGTGGTTCGGCATCCCCAAGGTAGGCAGCAAGGTCACCCTTGCTCACCGAAGGGGGATCGGCGGGACGGGCCTGGGGAGTCAGATCTCAGCCCGAGTGTTCCAGTGGAAAGCGGGCTTCAACACGGGCTTACCCAATGAGTTCAAGGACTTGTACGAGGACGGGTGGGGCTTCTACGCAAGCGGGGTCCTGTTCGTGACTGATCGGTCCACCGGGGAGGTCTATATCAGCAACCCTGGTGGGGCGAAAATAACCCTGACAGCAGCGGGGGATCTCGTGGTGGACATGGCCACCTCAGTAAAGTTAGGAGGGGAGGCCCTCACCGCCGCGCTTGATGGGGTGGTGACGAAGAGTTGTATCTGTGCCTTCACGGGCGCTCCGCACCCTGATGCGAGTACGTCCGTTATGGCCAAGAAGTAGGGGGAGGATATGCCGCTCACGGACCCAGCCGCGATCACAGCGACCGCCACCCTCATCGTGAACGATCTTGTCCCAGGGCTCCCCGCAGCTGAGAAGGTCCATGTACAGGCCGCGTGGGAGAAGCTGCTGACGAGGACGATGGCCCACATCCCGGCAAACGGCCAGATCATCACCAACCCAGGCCAGCTGGTCGCCACACCCGACACCTTGACGGGTACCACCACCGCGCCGGGGACCGGGAGCATCCTATGACGGTCAAAGGGATCAGCCTACCGTTCGCAGGGACCCATACAGGGGGCCTCGCGACCGCGACCGATGACGGGTACATCAGGCAGCTCTTGCTCACGGCGCTTTCGGACTGCTCCAACGCCAACCCATTCAACGACATCGGCTTGGGCCAGGATCACGTGTTCCAGCCCAACACCCAGAGATCCAGGGGTCAGATCCTGGTCCGCGTACGCAAGGTGTTTGAGGACTTTGAGCGCCGCAAGCTCGCACGCCTCAACGGCCAGCCGCGCTGGGGCAAGAGCGAGGACGGGGTGGTCCAGCTCAACGTGAGCTACTACAACCTGGAAACGGACAAGCCTGAAGAGCTGACCTTGTAGGGGAGAACGACGATGGCGACCATCCCAGATTTTGAGTACACAGCCCGGTATTACTGGGAGATCCTCAAGAGCCTTGAGACATGGCGGGACGGGAACGTGCCGGGCATCTCTGAGACGAGCCCGTATGAGCCCTTCAACCAGACCCTCCGAGCCTATGCTCTGGTGGGCCACCTCGGGGCCATCGCCCTGGACGCTGTCGCTCGCGAAACCTTCCTGCCCACCGCCAGGCTCAGGCAGAGCGTCACCTCACTCCTCAAGCTCATCGCCTACCCAGTCAAGAGCGACAACCCCTCAGCGGCGCTCCTCCAGGTAGACCTGACCCAGATTTTCCCCGCCACTCAGGAGATCGTCAAGGTCTACTCCAAGTTTGGGACGCTTGGTGTCGGCGGGGTGGACCCGATCATCTTTGAGTCGCTGGCTGCCGTCGAGATCACGCGGGACGATCAGCCCACCCACGTCTTGGCTGAGGAAGCGGGGGTGTTCGCAGACCACACGGTGAGCTTCAACGGGGCCATCCCGTTCAACCCATGGGCAGCAGCACCAGCCCCAGGGGACATGTTCTACTTCGGGCACCCAGACATCATCTGGGACACCCTTGGCCTCACGATTGGTGTCCCGGCAGTCGGCCTCACGGGGGTGTGGGAGGCATACACCTCGGTGCTGGATCAGACCGAGCCGGATTCGCTTGGCGTGACCGTGATCGGGCCCACCCTGCGATTCGACATCAACGACCTGTTGGGAACCTCGGACAGAACGGGCGCGGTCGTGAGGGTGAAGCTCCAGGCCACGGGGACCTACCAGGACCTCACCAGTCAGTGGGACGGCGTGGACAACTACATCGTCACCACAAACTACCTGGGCCAGATCATCCCCTCCACCAACCCTGGCGACTACCTTGTCGGGGCCAACTGGAGGGAGGTCAGCAGCCTGGTCGATAACACCTCTGACCTCACAGCCACCGGGCTTGTTGAGTGGAAGCCTGTCGAGCCTCCTGTTCCGGGGGAGTTTTACCCATACTGGGAGAAGACCACCGTCAACAGCCTCTTGGCCCGGTGGCTCAGGTATCGGATCATCTCGGTCGCAGCCCCGGCATCCCCCACGATAGCGGGCGGGGACTTCACTCAGGGGACTCACACCCTAGACTTCCCCGTTGTCCAAGGGCAAACGTACATCAGAGCCGAGCTTGCCGTTTCAACGGGTCTCCCCAACCAGAGGTACACGGCGGCTTCCTCGCCATACATTCAGGGCTCCGCTCAGTGCTGGGTGGCGGGGGATGAGTGGTCGCTGGCTGAGGACTTCCTGTCCTCTGGGCCCCAGTCCCGCCACTTCCTCGCGGATGTCGATGACGACGGCAACGTCACCTATGTCTTCGGGGACGGCACCAACGGCAAGATCCCCACGGTTGGGGACTCCATCGAGGTCCAGTACAGGTACGATGCGAGCGAGGACGGCAACGTGGGGGCCTACACCATCGCGAGCAACCGAGGCGGTGTACCCTACGCCACCAACATCCGGAACATGCTCGCGGCGGCTGGCTGGACACCGAAGGATGGGTACGATGAGGACGATCTGGAGCGCCTCAAGGTCGCTGGGCCGGCATCGCTTCGGAACCTCGGGAAGGCCATCGCCGCAGAGGACGTTGAGAACCTATCCCTGGACTGGGTGAGCGCGGCGGGCTCCCAGCCGATTGAGAGGGCCAAGCTGAACGAGGGCACCTATGGGCCCAAGTCATCGCAGCTCCTGGTTGTAGGCACCAACGGGGATCTCCTGTCTTCCGCGGTCAGGACTGAGCTGGCGGAGTGGTTCAACGGAGGGGAGCGGCTGATCCTGAATCAGAGGGTTGTGGTAGACAACTACATCCCTGTTCCTGTCCCGATTACAGCAACCGTGACGGGCGGGGATCAGTCCACCATCGAGAACGCGCTCCAGGTGTACCTTGATCCACTGGCGAGGAAGGCAGACGGGGTGTCGTGGTTCTGGGGCTTTGGGGATGTCCTCGCTGTGGCCAAGATCATCGCTGTGATCTTCGCTGCCGACTCGGATGTTACCAACGTGGTAATCGCAGCCCCTGCCGCGGATCTGCCGCTCGCAGCCGATGAGCTCCCTGTCGTGGGTGCGCTCGCGATCACGATAGTGTAGGGGGAAGGTGGCGCTATGACCGAGCGAATCAACTGGGACGCCTTGGAGGACTTCGCCACCGAGACTGGCCTGGAATTCCCATGGGCCACCTACGAGTACATCCCCCAGGTGATGCGGGACCAGGATCCGTTCGGCATTTTCAAGGCGCTGTTCCAGGGGATTCAGGCCGAGATGGAGCTGTACCATACCAAGCTCCACAGGACCACCCAGCTCCAGGACCCGCGCCTGTGTATCCCTGAGGTCCTCAAGCACCTGAAGGCCAACGTTGGTTTCTCACCTGACCTCGACTACCTGACCGCCAACCTCGATGATGTTGGTCTCAGGAAGCTCATCGCCCTGGCCGTGGCGATGTGGAAGGAGAAGGGTACCAAGGACGGGATCATCAACATGATCCGCGCCTTCACGGGACGCCCAGCGCTGATGAAGGATTGGTTCGACTACCGCTGGCTGGTCGGAGTGGGCGGGCAGCTCTGGAACGGCACATACACCGTCGCACCCTGGATTATCGGCGGTCAGTACGGTGTGATGGCGGAGTACCTATCCAGCATCCGAATCGAGCGGGATCCAACCACTCCGGAGGACCGAGAGGTGATCCGAGGGCTCCTGGATCTCATCCGCCCTGTCCAGGAGAATTTTGAGGTCGCATATCCGGACTTCCTTGAGCTGTTCGAGTCGGTCGATAGGTGGACGACGCTCGCGGGCCTCATCGAGGCTATCGAGGCCGACCCGCCCTACATGCGGATGACCGGGCCAGCCCTGGTCCTATCCCAGTGGGCCCCTGCTACTCCGCTGTTCCAGATCAACACCCACCTCAAAACGGCGGCGGCAGTCGGCTCCGCGGCAGCCTTCAACTACATGCTGATGGCAGCCGACCCGCTCAACGGATACATCCTTCAGTTGGTCCAGAGCCCGACCAACACCGTTACACTCTATCGGCGGGTCGCAGGGGTGGATGTGCCCTTGGGCTCTGCGGTGATACCAAACCTCCTGGATCCCCAGTACTTCTACGGGGTCCAGGTTACAGCCACTCAGACCGCCATTGCGCAGACCCGACTGCGTGTGGCCATCGACGGACACTTGAAGCTGGATGTCATCGACGCTACCTACAACAGCGGGGACCTGTACCTTGAAGCGGTCACTCCGGATCGGTTCATGGCTGAGTTTCTGGAGGCGTTCGATCTACCGCTGCTTGTTGAGTACATCGAGGCATAGGAGGATACAATGGGGACGATGGACAGCAGGGCGAATCTCTACGACAAAAAGATCATGCCTATCGGGATGTTCAAGGAACGCTTCCTGGACTTCCTGGAGACGCTCGTCACCGAGAGATCCGCCAAGCTCTGGCCCCTCCCAGGTTGGTGGGCGCTCCCCACGGTCGCAGCTGGGGCCGGGAACGACACGCTCACCATCAATGCGGACGGGACCGACGGCACCACCGACGCTGGGAAGCTGATCAACCTCCACGCCAGTGAGGCTGCGTACCTCACCGACATCCCGTTCCTGAACACCGCGGCGCTCACCTACTATGTGGGGATGCCGTCAGCGGAGATGCCTGAGGATGTCGAGGTCAACGCGAGGACCGCTGAGGTCGAGTACACCGCCATGGTGAAGCGCCTGGGCCACCGCGAGTACGCAGACCTGGTCGCAGTTGCTGGGCCGGGGCTCACCATCCGCGTGAACTCGGCAGTGGGCCAGACCATCGACAACACGGGGCGCAAGGTGTCGGTGTGGCTCGTGGATCCCGTGAGTGGGGACCCGACTGTGGCCATCGAGGAGTGTACTGTGGCCTGGGACGGGGCCAACAACTACATCACCACGACGGGCCACTTCGGCCAGGCCACTCCGAGCATCGGCGCACACGACTACTACGTCATGCTCCACGGACCCATCGTGACGGAGGCCCTGGACATCGTCTCCAACGTGGAGTGGGCCTACCTCGGGAAGGTGGTCGGGACGGGTCCTGCTGCGCCCGCGGGCGTGTTCGATCAGACCCAGGTGGTCGTGTTCCCTGCCGGAGGGCTCTGGAACCTGGCCTGGATCCTGGAGCTTTGCCCCCATGGATACCCCAAGGTGAACGTGAAGACAGATCCGGCGCCAGCGGGACCGGGCGAGAACCAGGTGGGGGTCAAGAACACACCGACAGGGCTTCAGGCATTCTCGGTTGACGAGTTTGGGATGGTGTACCTCCACGCCGCGCTCGGGGCCGGGATCTCCATGGTGGACTTCGCCAGCGTCGTGAACGACCCGACAGCGCCCGTGATCTTCCCCATGACGGCGGGCTCTCAGATCCAGATCATCGGGCGGGGGACCGACCTCATCATCGAACAGCTCGGGGCAGACAACAACAAGCGGGTCTACATCCAGCACTCCAACCCAGCGCGATTCTTGGACCTCCAGGTCCAGGGCTCCATTGGTGCGGACACAGGGGAGTTCAGGACCGATCCAGGGGCCACGGTGAACATGAACTTCACCGACGTCATCCTCACCAACCTCCCCATGACTGAGACCGGGGACGTGGCCACACTTCAGGGCTACTCTGGGAGCGTCAAGGGAACGCTCGATGAGCTGGTCTCGGACTTCTCATATCTGTACCGCTCGGGCGTGTTCGACGGGCTCACCCTCGCAGCCCCAGTCGGCTTGAACCAGGATGTCCGGAACGGGCTGTGGTTCTTCGACGGGAAGGCATACCCTGCCGCAGGGAACACGGTCACCTACACGGACAACGCGATCAACTACATCTACGTGGAGAGCGGAGCGCCAGGGACCGTCGTCATCACTACAACACCCGCAAACGTGTGGGCAAACGACGGCTGCCTCATTGGGGTGGGGGAAGCCAAGACTGGCGCCATCACCTGGTACAAGGACGCTCGCAAGCTGCTCCTCGACAAGGACGTGCGCCCGTACATCACGGTGTCCGATCACGACGAACACAGCCCTGACTTCAAGACGCTGGAAGGAGCCCTGGCCTGGCTGGACGTGATCTACCCCACGACGGTGTACGGGCTCCCAGACATCGTCATCAAGGGGCTCGTGACGCTCGACCAGCCCGTCAACATCATCCGAAACTACGTCACGATCCGCGGGGACAACGGGGTGATCGACTGTCCCGCGGGCGGGCTCGCGGCGTTCAACCTCTTTGGCTCAGGTCTCAGCTTCAAGGACCTGTTGTTCTCGGGCGGGGATCCGGCGTCAGGGCTCGATGTCCTCTTCCAGGCTACGAACGACCTGGAGGACATCACCATTACCAGGTGTGCCTGCCTCTCCAGCGCGGACGTTGCGACCATCTGGGAGTCGACTGCGTTTGAGGTCCTGAATCTCCAGATGGAGGACTGCTACTGGAACCCCAGTGATCGGGGCCTGGTCGGGCTGAACGCCAACAACGAGAGTTGGGACATCATTCGGACCACCTTCGACTACCAGGCGCTGGTGGGCGGTGTACCAGCCAGAGGGGTCGAGTGGGCCGGGGTCGATATGCGGGTGCGTGACTGCGTGCTCCTGAACAGCCCCGATGGTATCACGGTCACACCCTCGGGCTCGGTCCAGATCGCGGGCAATCGGCTCCTCAACCCGTCCAACCGAGGGGTGTGGATCGTCGCTGGCTCAACGGGCTTCGGCCACATCGTCTCCGGCAACTATGTCGACACGGCTGGCGCCCAGGCGTTCTGGATCAACGACGCACCCTATGCGACGGTGACCGACAACTGGTGTACGGGCTCGG